AGATTTTGTAAAGAGTTTACATATTCCATTTAAGGTAAGAGACTATCAATATTATGCAATCTATCAAGCATTAAAATATAACCGAAGATTATTATTATCTCCTACGGCATCTGGTAAATCTTTGATGATTTATTCTATTACCAGATTTTTTACCAACAGAGGAGACAACGTATTAATTGTTGTACCAACTACATCTCTTGTAGAACAGATGTGTGGTGACTTTGATACCTATGGTTGGTCATCTGCAGATAACTGTCACAAAATATATGCTGGTAAAGATAAACATACATCAAAACAAGTTACCGTAACCACTTGGCAATCTATCTACAAGATGCCGAAGAGTTACTTTGAAACTTTTGATTGTGTAATTGGAGATGAAGCACATTTATTTAAAGCAAAGTCTTTGATTAATATCATGACTAAGTTACATAATTGTAAACACCGAATTGGATTTACAGGAACACTAGATGGTTCTAGTACAAACCAGTTAGTCCTTGAGGGATTATTTGGACCAGTCAATAAAGTTGTAAAAACAAAACAACTGATTGATAAAGGACATCTATCTGCTCTCAAAATTAATATCCTTCTATTACAACATCAAGAGTTGTTGTTTGATTCATATCAGGATGAGATGGATCATATTTGTACTCTGGAACGGAGAAACAAATTTATAGAAAGATTAGCATTAAACCAGTCAGGCAATACACTTATCCTATTTGCATACGTAGAGAAGCACGGTCAGGTACTTTACGATATGATAAATAGCAGTGTATCGGAACATAGAAAAGTATTCTTTGTTCACGGAGGAGTTGATACCGAAGACCGAGAAAAAGTAAGACAGATCACTGAACTTCAGAATGATGCCATAATCATTGCTTCTTACGGAACATTTTCCACAGGTATTAACATTAAAAGATTACACAATATTATATTTGCTAGTCCAAGTAAATCAAGGATTAGGAACTTGCAGTCTATTGGAAGAGCTCTACGTAAAGGTAACCAAAAAGAAATAGCAACACTATATGATATTGCAGATGATTTTACAAAAGGAGAAAGAAGAAATTACACTCTAAATCACATGGTAGAGAGAGTAAAAACTTATTCCCAAGAAAGTTTTAATTATGAGATTATTCCAATCAATTTTAGGAGAAAGGAAGAATGATGTATTCAGAGTTTATCGGGATGATAAAGTTAGTTAGTGGTGAAGAAGTAATTGGTAGTGTATTGGTGTGTGAGGAAGAGAATGGATTTGTAGTAGAAACTCCCTTTAGCATTGATGAAACAATTATAGAAACACCAGCAGGAGAAATGGTTAAAGTTGATCTACGACCATGGATAAAGTTTTCTGCTGAAGAAATTATTTTTATTGAAAAAGAAAAGACTATTACTGTCTATGAAGCAGATGAAAGAATAACAAAAATATATAACCGAACACTTCGTAAATATCTACATCAAGAGGATAATACAAGTCAACTACCTTTAGATGAAGAGATGGGATTTAAAACAAAAGTAGATGATGCAAGAAATAGCTTAGAGAAGATCTTTAAAGATAGCTAATCTGTTCCCTGAACCTTAGCAGAGTTATTATACAGAGATTTTAGCCACTTGTCAAGTCTTTGATAATGTGGTATAGTACTAACAATTACAAAAGCTAATAGCTTAAATATGTACCATGAAGAAAAAAGAACACTATGTAAATAACAAAGAATTTCTAGAGGCGATTACTGTCTATCGAAATAAAGTTCTCAAATCAAAAGAACTCGGTGAACCAAAACCAAGAGTTCCAGAATACATTGGTGAATGTTTTTTAAAAATTGCAACTCACTTATCTTATCGTCCTAACTTTGTGAACTATATGTTCAAAGATGATATGATTTGTGATGGTATCGAAAACTGTCTTCAGTACATTGATAACTTTGATCCACAAAAATCTTCAAACCCTTTTGCTTATTTTACTCAGATAATTTACTTTGCTTTCCTACGTAGGATTCAGAGAGAAAAGAAACAGTTAGATATTAAAACTAGAATCTTAGAGAAGTCTGGTTTTGATGAAGTATTTTCTGCAGATAGTTCGGTGATGGGATATGACTCATCTACTATGAACAGTATTAAAGAGTCCCTTGAAATTAAAGTTAATCGATGACAATTGCTCTGATTACAGACCAGCATCTAGATGGTCGTAAAAGTTCCCAGATCTTCTGGGACTATTTTATTAAATTTTACGAAAACGTATTCTTTCCATCATTGGAAAAATACAAGATAAAAACTATTATTGATCTAGGGGATACCTTCGACAACCGGAAAGGTATTGACCTTGGTGCATGGTATCGTATCAAGAAAAATTATTACGATAAACTTGCTAGTATGGGTATCACTGTTCACATGATTGTGGGCAATCACACCGCATATTATAAGAATACTAATACAATCAATACTCCTGATTTACTTCTGGAACAGTATGATAATATTCACATCTATAGTGAAGTAGAAGATATTGTAGTTGATGGTTTAAAGATCACAATGCTTCCTTGGATTAATTCTGAGAATCACGAATCATCTTTTGAGCATCTAAAGAATACTGACTCAACTATAGTTATGGGTCACCTTGAAATCTCTGGATTCCAGGCAATCCCTGGTCATGTATTTGAAGGTGGTATTAAAGCAGATGCATTTAGTAAATTTGATAAAGTATTGTCTGGACACTTCCACCACAAATCAGAACGTGGAAACATTAAGTATCTTGGAAATCCATACGAAATGTTCTGGAATGATTATAAGGCAGAAAGAGGATTTCATCTATTAGATCCTAAAACTAAAAAATTAGGATTTATTAAAAATCCTTATAGTATCTTTAAGAAAATTTACTATAATGATAAAACAAATGACTACAATAAATTTGATCCATCTGAATACCAAGATACATATATCAAAATATTTGTAGAGGAAAGAACAGATAATGTCATGTTTGAAAAAGTTTTAGAAAAGCTTTATGACATTGGAGTTCATGATATCAAAGTTATTGAAACTGATAATCTAGATCTAGGTGACAGTGAAGAAACTTTTGAAGGTGAAGATACCCTCACCACATTAAACAGATATATAGATGAAACTGAGAATATAAATTTAGATAGAAATAGTATCAAAAGTATTATTAAATCAATTTATGTCGAAGCCTGCGAGGTACAATAATGTTCATTCTAACGATGACGGATGCTGACTCCGAGGGTGCATATGCAGTAATCACAAAAGAGGGAGATAAGGTTCTTCAATTATTTGAACAATCTGACGATGCAGAAAGATACATCGGTCTCCTAGAAGCTGATGGTTTCCCTTCTGTTGAAGCAACCGAAATCGAAGGTGAACAGGTAGTTGCGGCTTGTGAGAAATTCGGGTATAATTACGTTATAATAACACCAGACGACTTTGTAATCCCACCAAAATTTGATTCGCATGATTTTATTTAAGAGTGTAACTTATAAAAACTTCCTTGCCACTGGAAACAATCCTATAACAATCTCTCTAGATTCTACAAACACGACGTTGATCGTGGGACAGAATGGTGCTGGTAAGAGTACCATCATTGAAGCAATTGTATTTGCTTTGTTCAATAAATCTTTTCGTAAGGTAAATAAGAGTCAACTCATTAATAGTATTAATGAAAAAGATTGTGTAGTAGAAGTTGTATTTCAAATTGGTACTACAGAGTGGTTAGTTCGTCGTGGAATGAAACCCGGTATTTTTGAAATTTATAAGAATGGAGTTTTACTAGATCAACAATCATCTGCAGTAGATCAGCAGAAATGGTTTGAACAGTATGTGTTAAAACTTAATTACAAATCATTCACTCAAATTGTTGTACTTGGATCTTCTACATTTGTTCCCTTTATGCAGTTGCCTGCTGCATCACGTAGAGAGATCATTGAGGATCTTCTAGACATTCGTATCTTCTCTACGATGAATGTTATCCTAAAAGATAAAGTAAAATCTTCTACAGAAGAACTTAAAAATTATGAGACTGATATTGCTTTTCTAAAAGAGAAAGCAGAAATGCAAAGTAATCATATTAAGTCTCTGGAAAAAACAGCAAGGAAAACAATATCTCAGAAGGAAGATAAGATTGTAGAACTTGAAGAAGGTATTAAAACACTAGATGGTGAGATTGAATTTTCAAATTCTCTTGTGAATCAAATGATGACTGAGTTATCTAAATTTGATGGTGTTGATAAACAAGTTAAAAAATTAGAAAAAGAAATTACTACAAATGTAAATTTAATCAGTAGAACAAAGAAAGAACAAAATTTCTTTGAGGAAAATGATGTCTGTCCAAAATGTACACAGTCATTAACTGCAGAAGTTAAAACTAAACATATTGATCAAGCTTCTAAAATTATTAACGAGTCAACTAAAATTGTAGAAAAATATAAAAAACAATTAGAGAAAGCAGATAAGTTAATCAAGAAACAAACTGATATGAATAGGGAAGTATCAGATATTAACTGGTCTGTTAAATCAAAACTACAGACTATCAAGACAACTCAAAAAATTATCTCAGATATTAAGAATGAGATTGAAGAGTTGAGAAATGACAATCTTGATATTGATGGTGAAAAAGAAAAACTGGTTGCTATCGGCAATCAAGGTTTATCAGTTCAAAAATCTATTGGTGAAGTAAAAGAAACTAAAAGAAATTATGATGTAATTTCTTCTTTACTCAAAGATGGTGGTATCAAATCAATGATCATTAGGAAGTATCTTCCTGTAATGAATCAGTTGATTAATAAGTATCTTCAAGAACTTGACTTCTATGTAAACTTTACATTGGATGAAGAATTCAATGAGAGTATCAAATCTAGACACAGAGATGATTTTACATATAGTTCTTTTAGTGAGGGAGAGAAGATGAGAATTGACCTTGCTCTTATGTTTACTTGGAGAGCTATTGCTAAACTTAAGAACTCTGCAAATACAAATCTTCTTATCTTAGATGAAGTTTTTGATTCATCTCTAGATGTTGGTGGTACTGATGAGTTCCTTAGAATTATCCGAGGAGTTCAAGACGATACTAACGTCTTTATCATCTCTCATAAAGGTGATGTTCTGCTTGATAAATTTGATAGGGTTATGAAATTTGACAAGGTTAAAAACTTTAGTAAGGTAACAATATCATGATAGATAAATTTATAGATTGGTATGTTGGATCGTTTACTAATAGAAAACAAGCACTGTCTCATCCGTTCATGTTTAAGGAAGTTAGATTGACTCATAAGTATATGGGTGACAATACTTTCTATGGAGAACAAAAAACTGTATATACTGATAACACATATCGAAAGTTTAAAAATGTAATATCAGAATCCGATGGATTGATCATTGCAAAAAATTATACGTTGGAAGATAAATATATGCCCAACTGTGATATGGTTTTTAAATTTGATGGTGAACAATTTGTTGGTGAAGTTGAGGGGTGTGATTGCTTTGTAGAAAGAGAAGGGAAAAAAACATATGTAAAAAATTCTACCTATCTCAGTGAAGACAGTTATAAAGTTTATGATAGGGGTTATGAGGTAGACACCGATGAATATGTGTGGGGATCTCGATGGGGTCATTTCAAGTTCATTCGGATTGATAAGGAACCCATATGGATTGAGGGTTGACACCCACCCTGTTTCGTGATAGCTTAGCTGTATCGATCAAAGACACCTATGTCCATCACACAAGTCAAGAGTAATCTCGCTAAACTTCTAGCAACGGAAAACCTGACTGTCGAACATAGTAACGTCTCTACAGCTTCGTTCAATGTTGAGACACGGGTTCTCCAACTTCCGGTATGGGAAAATATTTCAAATGATGTTTATGATCTTCTGGTAGGTCATGAAGTAGGACACGCTTTATATACTCCTTCTGCATACATCACTAAAGAAGTACCTCAGTCATTCCTTAATGTTGTTGAGGATGCACGTATTGAACGTAAGATTAAAGTGCAGTATCCTGGTATCACCAAATCTTTTTATCGTGGATACACTGAACTAAATCAGCAAGATTTCTTTGAGATTGCTGGTGAAGATCTTTCTGAGATGAATCTTATTGATAGAATTAATCTATATTTCAAACTTGGTATTCATGATGTAAAAACAATTATTCCTTTCAGTGCAGAGGAACAAAAGTTTGTTGATATGACTAAGGTTGCTGAAACCTTTGATGACGTTGTGAGTATTTGTAAAAAAATTCTTGAGTATATCGAAAGTAAGTCTGACAAAGAAGAGTCTAAGTCAGTACAAGTTTCTGATCTTATTCAGGAAGGACTTGCTGCAGGTGATCAGATTGACGTTAAAGCTTCAGATGATTCTGAAACTGAAGAAGAAACTGAAGATGGAGAAGAGAATGATTCCGATAGTGGTGATTCTGATTGGGACTCTCCGACATATGAAGATGACAATGACGATGAACTGACTTCTCATACAGATGATGCTTGGGGTAAAAATACTAAAACTCTTGTAGATTGTTCTGCTAAAGAACATATCTATCTGAGTCCTCCTAGTATTGATTGGTCTCAACAGATCGAATCAGTGTCTGTGTTTTCAGAAAACATGGATAAGAATATTGAATATATTGTAGATAAGTATACAGGAATCTATGATGTTATTGAAGACTGGACAAATAAATTTACTGCATTCAAAGTAGAGAATGCAAAAGCTGTTAGTTTCATGGTCAAAGAATTTGAGATGAAGAAACAAGCAGATGAATACAATCGATCTGGTGTTTCAAAAACAGGTGTTCTAAATACAAATAAATTGTTTTCTTATAAGTGGTCTGAAGATATCTTCAAAAAGAATACAGTAGTTCCTGATGGTAAGAATCATGGTCTTATCATGTACATTGATTGGTCTGGATCTATGGCAGACAACATGTCTGGTACGATCAAACAACTGATCAACCTTATTATGTTCTGTAAGAAAGTAAATATTCCATTCCAAGTTTTTGCTTTCAGTGATAATGGATCATTTGATTATACAAGAACTTATCATGAACCAAAAAGAGAAGGTGAGATTGCAATTAGTCAACGCTTCCGTTTGATTGAAATGTTTAATCATAAGATTAGAAAGTCTGAGTTTGACAAACAACTCTTCCGACTTTGGGTTCTTATGAACATCATTGAACGACGTGCTGAAGCTCCATTTGGAAATTATGGTCTTGGTGGAACTCCTCTGAATGATACTATTCTTGCTGCAACTTATGTATTCAGTAAGTTCAAAAAGGAGACTGGAGTTGATAATGTAAATACAGTCTTCTTGACTGATGGTGAGTCCAACAATATGGCATACTCCAAGTTTTGTGGAGAAGGTGAAGAAAGATATATCTCTAGAAAATCATGTGCATATTCTTCTGAGTATGGTGTTCTCTGTTTGAAAGATCCTGCAACTGGTTACAATGACATCAATATCAATAAGTCTAGAGGATGGCAAGATTCTGGAATGAATATTACTTCTGCTATGATTCGTTATTACAAGTGGATGACCGGATCTAATGTAGTTGGTTTTAGATTGTCTCAGTCATATGATATTAAATATATCATTCGTGCTGCAACTAGTTCTGGAACACATGATTATGATTACTATAAGAAACTGTGGAAAACTAGTAAATCTTTTGTAGTTGATTCTCTTGGGTATGATGAACTTTATGTTCTTTCAGCTTCTTCTGATTTTAAAGGTGAACAAGCTGTAATTGAAGCATCTCACGATGATAGTAAGAGTAAGATTCGACGACAGTTTAAGAAATATATGAAAACCAAAATGATGAATAAGATAATCTTATCAAAATTCGTTGAGCAAATCGCTTGACGGCCTACCCCATCTGTACTATAATAGCCAAGTAACCAAGGAACTCCAATGACCTCCACTGACGTGATGATTTCTGACCTGGTTTCCCAATACGGAACCAACGTCACTCGTAAAAATCTAATTGATTATGCTGAAACCAGTGATGTGTCTTTTGCTACGGTTTGCAATCGTTTGAAAGATTACAAAGTTGGTCGTGGTGTATATAACCTTACTGTAAAAGAAAAACTGGAGAAAACCTATAACACTATGTCTGCTACTCCGGCAGAAGAGGTTATTAGTCTTATTCCAGAAAAAGATATTAACTATGTTCCCTTTGGTAATTTCTCTGACATCAAGAAAATTATCAAGTCTAGGATCTTTTATCCTTCTTTCATTACTGGACTCTCTGGTAATGGTAAAACATTTGGTGTCGAACAAGCTTGCTCACAACTTGGTCGTGAGTTGATCCGAGTTAACATTACTGTGGAGACAGACGAAGATGATCTCATTGGTGGCTTCCGCCTTGTTAACGGCGAAACCGTTTGGCACGACGGACCAGTTATTGAAGCCCTGCAGCGGGGTGCTGTGTTGCTCCTTGACGAGATCGATCTCGCTTCCAACAAAATTCTTTGCCTCCAATCTGTTCTCGAAGGAAAAGGAGTTTTCCTCAAGAAAACTGGCAAGTACGTTAAAGCAACAGAAGGCTTCAACGTATTCGCGACCGCTAACACAAAAGGTAAGGGTTCAGACGACGGACGATTCATTGGAACTAACGTGCTCAATGAAGCATTCCTTGAAAGGTTTGCAGTAA